CAGAAGAAATTGTAAAGTACTCTGAACGCGATCCAGCATACGAGGAATATGGTGACCCTTTCTTCTCTTTTTCTAACCAACTAAAGAAACTTATGGCCCCTGTCGGCTCTCAGGCAGATAAGGCGTATAAGTCGGGGAACACATCCCAACCTACCTACCGCGATGATCTAGATCCTGGTGATATTATATAATGAAAATTACACGGAAGCAGTTGAGAAGAATTCTTAAAGAAGCAATGCCCAAAGGCGGTGTTCCTGATATCGTTGGAGCAGTGACAGGTGTTTCCGGAGAAGAAAGACGACAACTCATGGACGCTCTTCAAAAAGAGTATGGCCTGCAGGTAAAAACTACTGAAGAGTTTGGATCCAATCCTGGAGGTGTGTGGATTGCTTCTGAGTCTAGCGACGCAGAAACATCAGGTGGTTTACCTTTGTTCGATTATTACTTAGACATGGATCCATATGAATTCGGGGTGCATCCAGAATTTTCAAAGTTTATTGAGCCCTACGGATTCTTTGCAGAGTGGAATGACCCAGGAACACTGATGCTTTGGAGAATGTGATATGAGAATCACCAAGAGACAACTGAAAAGAATTATTCGGGAAGCATACGAGATGTCACGCAAGGAAGTTGAAAACTTCTTAACCACCAAGGCTGCTGATTATCACAAAGACAGAGCACTCGCCCAATCGGGACCCGGGGCGATTCGGGAGTTGTTGCAGGATGATGTTATGGACAACATCTCTGGTAATTGGTCCCCTAGAGATTTTGAGGATTTAATCAATGATCTCTCTGCGGCGCCGCCAAAAGACTCAGATTTTAAAGGTCCAGATCCCTCAACCCATAGAAGACTAAGACAGCAAACACGTGCGCAGGGAGGCTATAGTGGCCGTGGCGCATGGAAATCAAGGAATTCTAACTAATGAAAATTACAAAACGATATCTTTCTAGAATTATTAAGGAAGAGATGGAAGCAGCAGAAGTTCCACTAGAAGCAATTGTTGATATGCTTTCCGGACCTGAAATCGACCAGGAAGAAGAAGGAAGAAATCTGGGGCATTCTAGTGATGCCGGGGAAGCTAAGATGACCCGAGCTCAGCTATCTCATATTCAACAAGATGCAGGTGACTTGGTTGACATGCTTAACGATGATGATGAACTCCCAGAATGGATGCAATCAAAAGTTGCTGCAGTCGCTGATAAGATGCAAGATGTTCATGATTACATTGAATATCAGACTGGAGAGATATCTGAGCGAGTTAAGCTTAAGTTACATCTTAAAATGCTAGTGAGAGAGCAAACGGAAATGCTTGATGCTGACAACCCTTCTGAGGTTGAACCGGTTGAAGATGTTTGGGGAGGCGATCTTGAAGGAAAAGATAGAAATTTAGTTCTTCCTATAGATCATTCAAAAGCCGCCAAATCAGACCCAGTAACTAGAAGTCCAGAAATGTTGCCTAGTGCAGAACCGGTTCTTAATAATGAAGGACGACTTCAAGTTTATAGAGGCCAGAATGATCTGGGGAGGTCGCACAAGCTTCCGCCCATTATATATGAACGTTACTATGATGCATATGTTTCGGGTCATACAGAGGCTGCTTCTAGTATTCTAGAAGAACATCTAGATACACGATTCCCGGGATGGAATGATTACGAGTGGAGATCTTAAGGAGATTTATTATGAAAAAACGTAAAAACTTAAAAGAACAAGCAACTTCATCTGTTAAGCCTAAGGGGCTTCCCTCTCCAGGTGAACTAGCTAATAGAATTTCCTCTAGCGGAATGAGCGGAGAAGAAGTTATGGCATGGCTGGGTTCAGTGTTAAGTCGAGCTGGAATGAGCGCTGGTACCAAGGCCCCTGCTGAGCCTGAAGTTGAAATAGCTGCAGTAGAAGAAGTTCCTGCACAAACACCGGCTGCTATGCAGGAACAATTAGAAGAAAGACTTCTCAAAAATTTACTGCTAGATATTAAACAATCAACTAGGAAGAAAAAATAATGGGTATGTCTAACGATGAATATAGAGATCTCACTCGTCGATTCTTGACTGAATCACTAACAGAGCAGGTAGAAGCTCCAGGAAGAGTTGAAGATAGAACACCACAGGGTCCCGGAACACCCGGAAATTACGGCCGAACTGAAAGTGGTAATCCTCAATCCTACGCAGACTTCCATGAACGCCTTGATACAATTACACGATTAGTAGAAGATTTATCTTTGGACTACGTTGATAGTCAATGGTTGGCAGATGGAGACCACTCTTCTTTGGCAGCAGCTGTGGAAAAGATTTTTGGTGACTCTGATAAATTATCCATGACCGCACTAAGTCTTGCACAATCAATGGGCGAGATTTAATATGAAAATTTCCGAAAGGAAATTAAGGTCAGTCATTAGATCAATTTTGTTAGAGCAGGTTGTAGGTTATCAGGCACCCTCTAAATCTTATGATGACCCTATGGGTGATGATGATCACTCACTATCCTCTACTTCGTCAGAAGCTACATCTGGTAAGGCACAGGATTCTTCTAGCGACGACGATGGATATATGCAAATTGGTGATGTGTCGGTTGCTACTAGTGCCACAGACACCGCTGCTCAGAAAAAAGCAGGGGCAGCAATGTCTCCACAAGATCGACAACAAATAAGAACACAAATGGCAAATCTATCTAAACAGCGACAATCTTCAGAGAGCTCAGGTGATGCAAAACAAGCAGACTACTTGGGAATTCAAATGAAACGTCTCAAAGATGTTCTTAATCCCTAGTTGTAAATACAAACAATCTTTGTTAGAATAAAACAAGTGCTTACTCTGTAGCATAGTTAAGCATTGAATATTCTTTTAGGAAAAAATGCGATACGTTTGTTCAATTTATAAAGCTCGTCCTAAAACTTGTGACGAATACCCATGGAATGTTGCCAATCAAATATTTCCTGACTGTCAATTTTACAGTACAGAAAAAGAAGGGCTTCTTACAATGGATGAAGCTCTAGAGACTAAGACGGAAAAAGAAATTAGTGATTTTTGTGTTTCTTGTGGAAAGTGTTGCTTCTTTGGGCCGGCTGCCTGCTCTAAGCTTTTAATACTTCCAGATGAAGAGGGTGGTGAAATAGAAGGAACATGAGTGTAATTCTATGGGCAATTCCAGCTTTCTTCATTGGGAGCTTTATAGAATGGTTTTCTCATAGGTACATTCTTCATAACTTTAAATTCAAATCTTTATCACGTTATCATTTTGGTCGACATCACAAAAAGTCTAGAAAAAATATGGGATATGATGAAGATTATTTAAAGTTTCCCCCTTCAACGTGGGCAAATGGTTTACACGAAATTGCAGCCTAGGTTCGCTAATAATTTTTTCTTTTCCCTTTTCTTTCATTTCTTACTGGCTTTGGTTTTTTTTAATAATTCACACCTTCGCGTATTATTATCTTCACAGAAGGATGCACTTAGACCCAGAGTGGTGTAAGAAATACTTTCCTTGGCATTGGAGACATCATATGGGAAAAGATCAAAATTCAAACTGGGGTGTAACTAACCCTGTGTTTGACTACCTTTTAGGGACGCGTAAACTATGATAATGTCCGGAAGCACTAGTTCTTCAAAATCAATTTCTGACCTTTTAGATGCAGAAAGCAAAGATTCAAATGATATGCCAGTAGGTGCTTTAATTTTTGAAAAAAGCGGAGATATGCGCCTGCTGATGATGGATGATAAAAATGAAGATGAGTCTGCTAGCATTCTTTTAATAACTGACTTCTTTCATTATGCACTGAATAGAGAAGATTGGATGAAAGAATTTGCTGATATCATTACAGAATCAACAAAAGACCCCTTCTTAACATTAATCCATGGGGGCCTGGGTCCCATCTCCGGATCACAACAAGATAGAATTCTAAATTAGTAAACTTATAAAATGACTTTTTGATTAGTAGGGGTATAAATAATACTACGATGCACAAAGGCGATGACACACAGCCGCTAAGATTATTATGAAAACAATTACAACACTTACAATAGCAACCTTTTTAATGGGATTCTCAATGATTCCCATGTCATATGCAGGAGTTCCGTTAAAAGAACATGTCCAGTCTAAGGTGGATAGAATCAAAGAGATTACATTGCAAAAAGACAAGGAAACTAAACTAATTTCCTATAAGCCATTAATTCTGGATAATAGAAACGTAATGTTTTATCAGTGGCAAAATTTAATTAAGCAGCAGATTAAATCTAAAAGTCATAACAAATAGCTTAAAAACATCTACTTATAAGATGATGAAGATTCGATCGATAAATTTACTTAGAGAGTTTATTAGAGAGCAGGTTGCAAGAGCAGACAGTGTAGGAGGCTCTTCAGGTATGCGAACAGTTGATACAACTCCTTACACTTTCGAAGATTACCCGGGTTATAACATTGACATTACTGCTGATGTAAACGGGGAATATTTGCTTACAGTTAAGCATAAGGGAAAAAAAATATCTCCTGTGTCTGTTTATCGAGATTACGATGAAGCATATCATCAAGCAAGAATGGTTATCGATAGGCACAGGGTTGGAGACACTCAGCTAAGTGCCTAGAAAGAAAAAGACCAAGACGTTAAGCGAATTTCATAAAAAATATCCACTTGAATTTGATGGTCTTAAAGCCAAAGATGAAGTTGTCTATGTAAGACTGTCTGATGGAAAAACATCTGTGGGTGTTATACGATACTTTCACCTGGGGGGAAGTACACCCTGTGCTACAGTGATTGATCTAGAGTTGGGAAATTATCAAACTGCTATCGTAAAAGATATTATTAGAGATGCAGATGAAAAAATAAGAAATCGACTACTGGGTAAGATTAAAACTAAAAAGGGCTCTCGACGGTAACTTCAATAGGAGACCATAGAAAAGTTTTGATATCTTCTAGACCCGTACCTAGACCCACATTTTCTAAATCTCTGAAAGCTGTATGAAGTACGCCTATAACTTCCCATTCTTCATTTAAAACAGCAGCTCCACTTGATCCAGGTCTTGTCGGGATGGTATAAAATCTATCATCATCTCTCGTTCCGGAAAAGAATCCATTAAATATCAGCGCTAGATTTTTACCAGAAATTCCAAATGGTGCGGCAACGGTATATACCTTATCTCCCATTGTAGGCGGCGACTTAGACAAAGGAACGGGATAAGTGAATATGACATCTGGCCTGAGAAGACAGAGATCTTTTTTATCATCTGTTCTTAAAACAGTGGCATCATAAGATCCGTGTGTAGGAGAATGAACTCGTATTTTTATTACTGTGAGGATAGTAACTTCTACCGGACCGTGTTTAAACGTGTCCGGAGTATCTTTATTGCACACATGGGCTGCCGTCAATATTCCGGGACCCATATCTGATGTTACCATCATTCCAGATCCGGAACCTCGTGCCTTGATAACCGGAAGAGTTTTTAAAAGTTCTTGACAATCAATATCTTCTTCGGTGGCAACACAATCAGTCGGATGTAATTCTTGTACTACCTCTACTAATACAAAAGCATCTGTTGGAGCTTTGTCTCTCTTAAGTGCATAATTCATTCCTGACTTGTGAGTAACAGAAAGACATCCTGCAATAAGGGCTGTCGTCATCAAAATTGATGCGAATGTCAATATAATATCTCTCTTTGTAATTCTCATGCTGTGTGTGTATCCTTAATTCTAGGTATGTGAAAAGCAGTTAGATCGACCCATTTGCAAAGGAAAAAAATGGAATCACAAGATAAATCACGGTTTGAAATATTAAAAAGCGGAACATATCCACACACAGCCGTTGTCAAACTAGAAGTCAATTTTTCAAAATTGGGATCGGTAAGTTATGATGAAGCTAAAGATGACTATATGTTTCTAGAAGAAGTTTCTAAAGTACTTCAGACTGGGATTATGTGGAAATTTAATCCAACATGTCTCGAGCTCTTTGTTAAAGATGCAGAATTCAACTACAACAAAAAAAATCTATCAAATTATCTCAAAGAAAATGGAGATATAACGTATGAAGAAGTTGATAGAAATAATCATCTATACACCTTTTCTTGCAATCTAAGGTTTCTATTAATCAACTTAATTCAAGTTGATTCATCTATTGTCAATAAATCAGAAATGATACTAATAACAACCCCCATGGGCGAAGTAAGTCTTTAGGAAATAATGAAAAAATATTTTTTAACATATGAGAAGCAGATTGAGAATGTCACTGAATCACACGATACAGAAAGTAAAAATATTGATGAGATGCTACCTATAGGAGGTCCGGATAGGATTCCCAAAGGGATTGAAGTTGATGAAAATAGAATTTACTTTTATTGCCCTATAGGTGATTACGAAGCCTTAGAAATGAATCGTCTCTTAAGACGTCTTGATGTTGAAATGAAGTATTTAAGTGATCGACTTTCATGTAAGCCGGTGCCTATTCATTTACACATTCACAGTCCCGGTGGTTCTCTTTTTGCTGGATTATCAATTGTAGATAGTATCAAAAGCTGCAAAACTGAAGTCTTTACGTACATTGATGGGTCTGCAGCCAGTGCAGCGACATTGATATCAATTTCGGGTAAAAAGAGATTTATGACGGAGAACAGCTTTATGCTTATTCATCAACCTCAATTAGAATGGTCTGGAAAGCTGGATGAGTTCAGAGACGAAATTGAGAATCAAAAAAGTCTTTATGAAAAATTAACCAACATCTACTTGAATAACTCTAAAATGGAAAAGGATGAGTTAGATGAACTACTTCAGCATGAGTTATGGCTAGATGCACAAAAGTGCTTAGAGCTAGGTTTAATAGACAAAATAATTTGAGGGTTCTATGATTAGTAAGAAAGACTGGATTAAATTCTTTCCCTATAAAAAGCCCCGGGCCCAGCAAGTCGAAGCAATTAACAAAATCTTGAATGCTTTCAATCAAGAGAAGAAATTTTTTGCCCTTGAAGCTGGAACCGGTGTGGGAAAAAGTGCCATTGCGGCGACTGTTGCACAATATTTGATTCATAACTGTTCTCCCCCAGAGGACTTTTTAGATGGATCTATTTTTGTAACCACACAAAAACTACTCCAGGATCAGTACGAAAAAGATTTTAAAAGATCCGGAATGAAGTCAATCAAAAGCTCCAGAAACTACAAATGCAAGTATAAAAAATTCAATACATGTTCAGATGGACAAACTGAAATTCGTTTACAGGAAAAGGGATCATCTTACTGGAACGTTTGTACTTTTAATTGTAACTACAAACTAGCTAAAGAAGACTTTATAAAATCAAATCTTTCGGTTACAAATTTTCCATATCTGTTGACAGAGTCGAACTATAGCGGAAAAATAAAACCTAGACAACTTTTAGTAGTTGATGAAGCACATAACGTTGAAACTGAACTTTCAAAGTTTATTGAGATATCTGTAACTGAAAGATTTTCACAAAAAGTTCTTAAAGTTGACCTACCGCATCTAGACACACAACATCAAGCTTTTGAGTGGGTCAAAAACGTATATTATCCTAAGCTATCTTCTTATATGAAGCATGTTGAAGATACACTAGAAAAATACTCAAGCGTAAAAGACAAATTAAATCAGTTTGTTTCTTTGACTCGACAACTTCAAATGATGTCAAGTCATCATCAAAGATTGAAGTACTTTTTAAATGTTTACTCTAAAGAAAACTGGGTTTTTGAATTCCAAAAAAGCTCAGTACAAGATCTTGCAAAGTTGTCATTCAAGCCGATTGATGTATCTTTATACGCTCAAAAGTATCTCTTAAGAATGGGTTATCTAGTATTGTTTATGTCTGCTACATTAATTGATTCTAGCAAATTTTTTGAAATGATCGGTGTAGATTCAAATGAAGGTGAAAGCCTTTCTTTATCCAGTCCGTTCCCTGTTAAAAATAGACCAATTCTTTATGTGCCCATAGGACGAATGACATCTAAGGAAATTGATAATTCTCTCCCTTTGATGGCTGCTGCTGTTAGAAAAATTTTAGAAGAACATAAGACAGACAAAGGGATTATTCATACACACTCCTACAAAATTGCAAATTACCTTAAGCATAAAATCAAATCTAGAAGACTATTAGTTCCTAACTCTAATAATAGGGACGAAATTCTTAAAAAACACATAGAAAGCAAGAAGCCCACTGTTTTGATATCTCCATCCATGACTGAGGGTGTGGACTTAGAGGGAGATAGTAGCAGATTTCAAGTAGTTTGTAAGGTTCCATATCCATTCTTGGGTGATAAGCTAGTAAAGAAAAGAATGAATAAGTGGAAGTGGTGGTACCCATTTCAAACAACTAAAACAATAATTCAGGCTGTGGGAAGATCAGTACGATCAGAAACAGATACAGCAGTCACTTATATTTTAGACGCAGACTGGGAGAGATTTTTCTCTAGAAATAAGAAACTTTTTCCTGATAGCTTTAGAGACTGCCTCAAATAACCTAGTTATTAATGTTGGAGAAAGAATGAATACTAGCGTTAGAACACAAAAACACTCACAAGATCAACGCTCTGGTATTGTTGTGCTTAAGAGAACAGATAAAGGATATCGAGTTCTCTGCTTAAGAATATATGGAAGCTATGATCTTCCCAAGGGAGGGGTTGAACCCGGCGAAGAATTATTTGCCGCGGCCTGTAGGGAGACAGAAGAAGAGTGCGGAATTACTAGTTTAAATTTTGAATGGGGACTAGTTACAACCAAGGTTAGAAATGTCACTCTTTTTATTGCGACCACAACCCAAGAGCCTATAATTCTTCCAAACCCAGAAACTGGGCAATACGAGCATCATGCAGCCAATTGGATGTCGACTAATACAGCATCTTATAAACTACACCCATATTTGAGACCTGTGATATCATGGGTAAAAGAAGTCATAGGAGAATAAATGTCTGTTTTCACGGAACATAAAACAATTGCAGATCGTTCAGCCTCTGATCGTCGTAGACATAAGAAGAAAATTGAAAAAGCTATCAAAGATGGTATCCATGATATCGTAGCTGAAGAATCAATAATCGGACAAGATGGAAAGAAAAAGATTCGCATTCCTGTTCGAGGAATTAAAGAGTATAGATTTGTCTATGGTAATAATGAAAACAATAAAAAGGTGGGAAGTGCTCCAGGGTCTGATATTAAGAGAGGCCAAAAAATTGGTGACAATAAAAATAAAGCCAAGGGTAAACCTAATCAACCTGGAAACGAACCAGGCGAAGAGTTTTATGATGTAGAAATAACATTAGAAGAGCTAGCTCACTACCTTTTTGATGATCTTAGGCTACCCGATCTTGAAAAGAAAGCTCTAAAAAAGATCATGTCTGAAAAGATCAAAAGAAAAGGGTACAGAAAAGATGGGATAATGCCGCGGCTTGACAAGAAAAAATCTGCCATCGAAAGAATAAAAAGAAAAAAGGCATCACAACGAAACACGTCTGATGACTCTCATGAGAGTGAGACCTTTCCTTTTCATGAAAATGATCTTGTATATCGACACTATAAACCTTCAAAAAAAGAATGCTCTAATGCAGCTATATTTTTTGTAATGGATATATCGGGATCTATGACTAAAGAAAAGAAGTTTATTGCACGAAGCTTTTATTTTCTACTGTATCATTTCATAAGATCCAAGTACGAACATACAGAAATTATTTTTGTATCACACGATACCTCAGCTTATGAGGTCACCGAGGATCAGTTCTTTTCAAGGGGGAATAGTGGAGGAACTTTAGTTTCAACCGGTTTAACCATGGTCGATGATATTGTTAACAAGAGATATCACCCAAGTAGTTGGAACATTTATTGTTTTCAATGTTCAGATGGTGACAATTGGCCAGAAGATACTAAAAAAACAATAGAGTATGCAGAAAAAATCAAGAACTATTCTCAGCTTTTTGGTTATTGTGAAATAATACCCGGGGCTGGAAAGGAAAATAGCGGTAGCTGGTTTGATGACTCTAGGCTCTCTGTAGTTTATCAACCCTTAGTGGGTAGAAAATTTAAAACTGTGGGAATTTCAGAAAAAGCTGACATCTGGATAGCATTTCGAGAGCTATTCGGCGGAAAAAAGAAAAAACGAAGATTAATCGCTTCACATTAGGATAAAAAATGGATTGGGACTTTAAAACACTAGAAGAATGGGACGATAAGATCAGTAGTCTTGCAAAGGAAAGAAATTTAGACTGGTTTCCAATATCTTATGAAGTGTGTGATTACTATACCATGATAGGTCATATGTCATATCATGGAATGCCCACTCATTACGGTCATTGGTCGTATGGAAAATCATTTGAAAGAACACATCAGATGTACAATATGGGAATGGAAGGTCTTCCTTATGAGCTTATTATTAACTCAAATCCTTCTATCGCGTATCTAATGAGAGAAAACCCATTATATCTGCAGGTTTTAATCATGGCACACTGTGTAGGTCATTCTGATTTTTTTAAAAATAATAGAATGTTTCAGAATACACGGCCTGAGTCTGTTGTTGGTCGAATGAGAAGTGCCAAAAAGAGAATTCAGTCGTACGTAGAAGATCCTACAATTGGAATAGAAGAGGTTGAAGAAGTATTAGACGCAGCTCATGCCATCTCGTTTCAAACGTATCGCTATGGACAAAAAAGACACACACATTCAGACTTGGTGGAAAAATATTCTGCAAAAATAAAAGAAGACGAAGACGAAGAATACATCGATTTTGATATTACTAGAGTTCCTTTAGAACCTGATTATGATATTTTGGGTTTTATTGTTGAGCATGGTAAGCTTCCTTCGTGGAAAAAAGACCTCCTTGAAATTGTAAGAGAAGAAGCAAGATATTTTATCCCTCAAATACAAACAAAGATTATGAATGAAGGATGGGCATCGTATTGGCACTATACACTATGTCATGAACTTGAACTTCCATCGTCTATGCACTTACCTTTCATTAAGATGCATAATCAAGTGATACGTCCTCATATCGGTGGTTTAAACCCATATCACATGGGATTTGTTATCTTTAAAGATATCGAAGAACGTTTAGGAATTGAAGAATGCTTTATCGCTAGAGAATCTTGTCATGACGTTGCATTTATAAGACAATATCTTACACATGAATTATGTGAGAAGTTGGGGCTCTTTTCATTTTCTGAAAAGCGCAAGGCCGGTGTAACGATTGATGAAATTTACGATGAAGAAGGCTGGGAAGTTGTAAAACAGAATTTAATTTCTAATATTGGTACTAACAGCATACCGGTGATATACGTGGATGAAATAGAAGAGCACGTTCTTGTTTTACGACATGAACATGATGGAAGAGATCTAGAGCTTGGCCACGCTGAAAATGTTGTTAATCATGTTAATACATTGTGGCCGGCCGGCGCTAAATTATACACAATTCTAGAAGAAGAACTGTGGGAGATCTAATTAGTTATAGCGCGTGGTGCACATTTTGAAATCGCGGAGTACAATAGAATCATGACTGTAAGAGACGAACTACTAAAAGAAATTGAGAAGCAACGAAAGAAAAGTGCTTCTAAGAAAAAATTCTCCGGGAATTTCCTAGACTATGTTGAACATATACAGAAAAACCCGGAAGTGGTAAAAACATCACATCAAAGACTATACCAATCTATTATGAAGGGGGGAATGGAAAAAATGCCAGACTCTGATCCTCGTAAGCAAAAAGTTTTTGATAATGATAGTGTGAGAATTTACGGCTATTTTAAAGAGGAATTCTTTGGAATGGAAAGGGTTCTTGAGAAACTCATGAGTTTCTTAAAATCAGCGGCATTTAAGGGTGAAGAAAGTAAGCAAGTATTACTTCTTATGGGACCTGTGGGTGCTGGAAAAAGCGCACTTACCGAACATATTAAAAAGTCTTTAGACGGGGAATCATTTTTTCACCTTAAAGGAGACCCACAAAGAGGCGAGCCTTTACAGCTAGTTCCAAGAAGTCTAAGAGAAACTTTCTCAAAGAAGTTAGATGTTACAATCGATGGAGATATCAGTCCAGTAGCACGATATAAGCTGTTGACAGAATTAGATGGAAAATATGAAGATTTTCCTGTAGTAGAATCTACTTTTTCCCAAAGAGGAAGAAGAGGGGTTGCATCGGTTCCACCAATGGATGCAAATAGTCAAGATGTTTCTGTCTTGATTGGCAGTGTTGACATATCTAAGCTAGATCGTTATGCAGAAGATGACCCTAGGGCGCTTTCTCTCAACGGTGCATTCAACGTAGGTAATCGTGGAATTGTAGAGTTAGTTGAAGTCTTTAAAAATGAGATCGAATTTTTGCATACAATCATTACAGCAACGCAAGAAAAGAGAATTCCTTCTCCCGGAAAAAGTGATATGCTTCATTTCGATGGTGTTATTTTGGCACACTGCAATGAGTCTGAGTGGAACCGTTTTCAAAGCGAACATACTAATGAAGCAATCTTGGATCGTGTTGTTAAGATCAATGTTCCTTATTGCCTAGAGTTAAATCAGGAAGTAAAAATTTATAAGAAGATGCTGGCCCTTTCTGATTTTAATCATCATATTGCTCCTCATACTTTAAAAGTTGCATCAATGTTTAGTATAATGTCTAGATTGCGTCCTTCACAAAAATGTGATCTTCTTACAAAGATGAAGATATACAATGGTGATGATGTAATTGAAAAAGGTCGAGTTAAGAGAATAGACATTCGAGACTTAAGAGAAGAAGCAAGAGATGAAGGAATGTCCGGTATTTCTACACGATTTATTGCAAAAACACTTGATGATGCACTTACAAATTCAGAAAAAGATATGATAACACCTGTATCAGTCATAGAATCTCTTACAAAAAAAGTTAAAGATCAGATAGTTGATGAAGAATTTAAACAAAATTGTTTAGAGCTCATTCAGAAGGTTGTTCGCGAAGAATACTTGAGAATTCTTGAGACTGAAATTGCTAAGGCATTTGTGAGTGCCTATGAAGAACAAGCACAAAGTCTCTTTGACACTTACCTTGATAATGCTGAAGCATTTACTACACATCAAAGACTCAAAGATCGTGTAACTAAAGAAGAAAGAGCTCCTGATGAGAATTTTATGCGTTCCATCGAAGAACAAATCGGAATCACAGGATCTTCCAAGGAAGGTTTTAGGAGCGATGTTACAGCTTATATGTTTGCCAAGATGAGAAGAGGCGAAAAAGTCGACTATCAAAGTTACGAGCCCCTCAAAGAAGCAATTGAAGGATACTTGATAAACTCGGTTAAAGATATGGCTAGAATTGTTACCAAATCTAAGACTAGAGATGAGGAACAACAAAAGAAGCATAGTGATATGATTCAAACAATGATTGATGAATATGGTTATACAGCAGATAGCGCAGAAGAAATTTTGGCATATGCTTCTAATAATCTTTGGAGAGACAGTTAATAATGAATACTGATTTAGGACATCCAGAAGTACTAGTAGGATCTGGTGCTTATCTTTTAGCTAATAATCATTTTGGATTAGGCTTAACACTTTTAATATTAGGTGTGATGGGTGGCATTTTTAGAGCTGCCCTAAGAGTTCAAAAAAGTCAGCAAGAACTAGAAGCTCAGCAAAAACTTCTCAGTGAAGTAAATGATGCTGGAGAAGAAATTGGTTCGGCTATAGTAACTTTGCTAGGAGCTTTTGGAAATGAAAAGAAGAAAAAGGGTGGCGGCGGAGCAATCCACTAATATTGAGAACCCGGATACTCTCTATATAGAGGGTTCTTTTATCCAAAAAAGATATCGACAAATGGTCGAAAGACTAGGACCTTTCTTGCAAAAAATGCATGAAGGAAAGCTAGTATTCAATTATGGAGAAAAGACATGCCCTACCAAACCAGCAGATCTCTTAAGAGTCCTATCAGAGTGGTCACAGAAGGACTTAGTTGATCTTACCATACGAAACATCATAGTTGATACAATCCTTTCATCAGAGAACAAACAGATAGGCTCTGGGGTTATTTGTGCGTTATCTCTCTTAGATGCCTTACATGAAGACACTAAGCTTTTATCTAAAAGAGCAGAAGTTAATAATCTTTTTTACTCAATCGATTACATGTTGGGGAAAGGGATTCTTTCAGAGATTGTAAAGAAATCAATTGAAGTAGGGACATTAGGTGCTAGTATCTCTATAGATGTGTCCCATAATCGTCATTTTATTATCGAATCAGACACTGCAGTTAAAATTTTAGGATCCATACACCCAGTTTTCGAAAATCCCCCTACAAAAAAAATAGAAAATCCAGTAATAGTGTGTGTAGATGGAATTATTGAATCTCTGGGGGAAATAGACGGCCTCTTACAAGAAGCTGCAGAGAATAAGACGAATGTTATTATTTGTGCTTCGGGTTACCACCCAGATGTTGTACACACACTTTACCAAAACTGGAAGGAAAAAAGACTCAACGTTTTTCCTTTTGCCGTTGCCTACTGGGATCCTAGTCTTAAATTGACCACTCTAGAGGTTTGCAGTAAATTAGGTCTAGATTGTGTTTCACCTGAAACAGGTGGAGTACTTGCATCAAAAAAATTAGAAAATTTTTCATCAATAAAATCATCTTATTTTTCGAAAAACAATTTGTCATTATGCCTAGATGATGGTGATGAAATCTTTCTTCAGATAAAGATCCCGAGCTATCTTGAAAATATGTTGGGAGTGATCGAAGATAGAATTAGAATCGCCGTAAACAATTGTATCTCTATTGCCAATTCGGGTGTGGCTAAAGACACATCTATAGAATTACAAGCAAAAAAATTAGGAATCCCTTATCCTGCTGTATCGTTAAAAGCCCATCAAGTGGGAATAAAGACAGCAGAAAATTGCAAACTAATGATAGAAAGCTTGGGCGGCGCAGTTATTCCAGAAATCAAATAATTTACTATTGCTGTCAACTGTGTTATATATTATAGAAATGGAGGTCAAAAAATAATGGCTAATTCAAACAAAGTATGCAGAAGCATCCTCGATACTCGAGACGTTCTCAATAATCAATTAACTGCCACACTAGTGGAATCTTTAGTTTCTAGTGAGACTATCACACAAGACGAATGCAAAGAATTATCAACTCGCGTTAGTAAGTGCGTCAATACTCTTATGGACGGTCTTGTCGATAGAGTTTTGGTAGAATTTCAAGAATAATGATATGGGAAAAAAGGGTATAAAACATTTAGTACAGTGTCATTGTATTCTTCCCCAGTATAGAGACCAAACTGACCCTGTCTTTCATCAATTCACAGTTTTTTCAATCCTGGATATAGAAAGTGATACAATCTCATCTTCTTTTGCAGAATGTAATAACTGTGGCGCGGCTCATAAAATTATAGATATCTGTAAATCTGAAATTGTTGTGGGGAAAGATGAAGTTCGGTCTCAAATAACCATTGAAGACATTAAACACTCTCTTCCCTCATCCCTATTTGAGTTGTTGTGTTCTTATGATAGAGGCTTGCCAGATTTTGAGCATGCACAGTTTATTATAGACAACAATAAGTGGGGTGATTATATTGTTCTTTCTCGAGAGGAGATAGACGATTTTACTCAGGGAAAAATTGTAACATTTGTCTCAATAGATAAGTTTAGAGTAGAGTCTTATACTTTAAGGAATGTGGTATGAAAAAGAAAAGAATGACTGGCAAAAATATTATTGATCAGAAAAGATACGGATCAAAGCCTGAGGAGGATTCTTTGCTGGAATCTGCTAAGTGTAGAGAAATTATACAAGAAATTTTAAATTTTGGAGTTAGTCAGCATCAGATTAAAACTCTTATAAAGCTTTTGGCTCTAGAGCTAGAAAATAATGAAATGATGCAAGACGTTGTCGAATCCGTTAAAGAAAAAGACCGGATCGATAGCCCGACGATTACCGTTTAATAAACAAGGAGGAAATATGTCGTCAATAGTTGAACAGTGGAATGAAATTAAAGTATTAGTCGAGTCTCTTGACTTAGATGTTGTCAAGAACGCGAATGGAAATAGCTCAGCTGGTGTTAGAGCCAGAAGAGGTCTAAGACTACTAAAAAATAAGTCTGCAGATTTAGTAAGAGCTACTATTGAAGCAGACAAGGACAAGAAAAGTTCATAAGTAAGGGGGCGAGCGGTTTCGACAAGGTGACGAAGTCTATAAGTGCAAGTGACCAACCGTGACACATGGTCAGACAGTGTTACAAACTTTAATTGCCAACGATAATGTTGAGTACAATTACGCACTAGCTGCTTAATTGCGGGGCTACCGGGGGCCTTGTTATTCAATACCGGTAACCCTCTTGGGATGAGTATAAAATCACCCGGGTGTAAAAGGGCAGGCACTCTTATTAACAGCCCTAAAGGCGATTGTTGAATTAAGCCTTAAAACCAATTCAACTAAACTTGTGAATGACTTATAGTTGGAATCATTTTGGACCCGGGTTCGATTCCCGGCGCCTCCACCAACTACTAGAACTTCATACTTAGAAAGGCGAGGTATTTGCTATGAATGAAGAAAATAAAGAAAAAGATGACCTCTACATCAATAAAAACACACCCGATGATGAGTTTGATTTTGTAGATGCTTTTGATGACACAGATGACACTGTAGATTCTCAAGCCCTGCCGGAAAATACTGCAGACTCTGCTATCAATTGTGCTTTCATTGGAGTTGGAGGCGGCGGTGGAAAATTAGCCAAGGCATTTTTAGACGCCGGATTTAATAAGACACTTTTAGTCAACACAACTGTTAAAGATCAGCCAGACGGTGTGCCTGAAGATCACTTTCTTCTCGTCCCCGGGGCCGACGGTGTTGGGAAAGATGTAGACCTAGGCAAGAAAATATTAGAAGAAAACAGCGCGATGGTTGAAGATGCCGTTCGAGCTAGACTAGGTGCACCCGACTGGATTTTTGTCCTGGCCGGTGGTGGTGGTGGAACAGGATCTGCCAGCCCAGTATTACATGATGCACTTACGCGACACCTTAAGACGGTAGGTGCATCCGGAAAGGTGATTTACGTTGTATCACAGCCTAGCTCACAAGAGCTCTTAAATACAACAATTGAAAACAATTATCAATCAATAGTATCAGATGTTTCAGATCATCCTCATATTATTATTGATAATGAGCGACAATTACAGCTCTTAAGAAACAAGGTGGGTATGTTGAATCTATACCCAGTTGCAAATAGGAATTTTGCTAAACTTCTCGCACAAGTATTCAAACTAGCAAATACTCACTCCGATATCCAAGCATTTGACTCAAAAGACTTAGAGAAATGTTTGAGTACTAATGGAAGAATCGTGGTGGGAAGCAAAGTAATTAAGGATACATCCCGAAGAGACTTAGGTGCTGCAGTCCTTCAAGGCTGCATAGCAAACTCACCGTGTCCTCCCCCTAAAAATAGATGTGAAGCTGGAGCGTTAATGCTAGTTGCATCATCTACAATGGCGGGAGATCCCTCAGTGAGTAAAAATTTAGAAGCGGCTTTTAGTTATGTTGGAGGTAGAACAAACGCATTATTTTCAGGTGTTTACGTTAGAGACAGAATTCCTGGACTTATTGCAATTTGCTTGCTAGCTGGATGAGGGGTTATACGGTGCAATTGGCTTTGAATCTTTTCGAAGCTTTTTTAAGATTGTTTTTTCAATCTGGCACACCCGCATCCTTGAAATTCCGTAGTAATCGCCTATCTCCTGTAAGGTTTTTGGACCATCCTGAGCTGCAATTATTGAACAGTTTAAATCACGTTTTGAGTTTAAAAAGTGACGACAATCTGATTCACCACAGGGTAAGTTTTTATCCGCAACAGTGTTGTAACATTTTTTTGAATTCGTATCTTTATCAGTATCCATTTTCGAGATTTTCCTATTAGAGTACAGTTTAACTAAAGAAAAAGAGATTTACAATTATGAGCGATAGAAAGTTATTAGTAATCGATACATCAGTCCTTCTTTATGACAAATCATCTATACACTCTTTTCCTGGAAATGACGTAATACTTCCCTTAATTGTTCTAGACGAGCTGGATCGTTTTAAAGAGAAGCCGGGCCTTCTCGGGGAATCTGCACGTTATGTAAATCGATTTCTAGATAACTTAAGAAGTCTAGGAAGATTAGATCAGGGTGTAATGATTGAAGATGATACGGGTCAATCTATTACTGTCATGTCTTCAACTCCACAGCTAGACTCTAAAGATCATTTAGACCCTTCCAGAGGGGACAATATGATTATTGCGGCTGCGCTGGAGCTTAAAAAAACCCACTCTAAAAAAACAGTCAAAGTAATTACAAAAGACATAAACCTTAGAGTGAAATGTGATGCTTTGGGTCTTCAGGCTGAAGACTATTATAAAGATTATGTAGAGCTTGAAGACGGCATCTTTAAAGGTGTAAAAGAAATATCCCTAAATGACGATGATATTGACTTGCTTTATTCAGATGGATCTTGTGAGTATACAGGTAAAATTGATGTACATCCTAACATGTATGTCGTTTGTAAGGGAACTCACCAAAGCAAATCAGCATTAGCTATCTTTAAAGATGATCATCTATACACAATTCCAAACAGCAAGGGTTCAGAAACAGACGTTAAACCTAGAAATAAAGAGCAAAAATTTGCACTTCATGCACTTAGATCGGAAGAAATTCCGCTAGTAAGTTTGACCGGTCTCGCCGGGTCTGGAAAAACTTTTTTAGCCTTGATGGCCGGAATTGATGCACTTCATTCAAAAAAATATGAGAGAATTGTTGTAACTAGAAGTATCCAGCCTGTGGGTAGAGACCTAGGTTATCTCCCCGGGGATTTAAATGAAAAAATGGCACCGTGGATGTCACCCCTCATGGATAACTTTAAGCATCACTTTAAAGATAGAGTGTATTTTGAATGTATGATCGATAAGGGTGAAATAGAAATCGCACCCTTAGCATTCATTCGTGGTAGAACTTTTAATAACAGCTATTTAATTGTTGACGAAGCTCAGAATGCAACAATACATGAGCTTAAGACTATTATAACAAGATTGGGAGAAGGATCAAAAGTCGTATTAATGGGAGATACAGATCAGATCGACACACCCTATATTGATAAAAGATCCAACGGCTTAGCGATAGTTATTGAAAAGTTTAAAACGAGTGATCTAAGTGCACATGTTCACCTATGTCGTGGAGAACGATCTGCTATTGCAACATACGCGAGTAAGGTGCTCTAGCCTCCGATACTTAGATACGGAGGTGAAAAAGTGAGTACATTACGCGCAAGATTATTCGATAGAAACAGATTCACAAAAAAGTATCCATTCGTAAGAGCACCCAAAAGAGAGACATTTATGGGAACCCAAACTCTGGCAATAGAGTTAGGAACGCTTACGTTTGAAAACGAATCAGAAAAAACCTTTACATTTGAAGCTAGCTTTCCAGATACAGGATACACTGTAGTAGCAATGCCAAGAGATTCAAAAAACACCTCAGACGGTAGTGCTATGGTTTCTTTGGCTGTGGATGGAACTACAATAGATAGTAGTAAAGTAACAATTAAGGCCAGCAGTCCCTTTACGGGTAAAGTTGATGTAATGGCTATAAGGGTAGGTTAAGGCTGTGAGACTTCGATACTTTGTGATTGATGAACAACTAGTGAAAACCACACTTACTGGGTCTTCTTTTACAGCATCTTCTTCACCCACAGGAGGTGTATTAGACACTTCCATTGAACCAAAACTAGATCCACTGGTAGTATATCAAGGATCAACTCAAACACATACAAATTCGGGCGATGTTCAATTTTATGGATTAGCTGTATCTGGTTCTCTTACTTTAGATAAAGTATATGAAGGGGACAGATTTAAAATGACAGGTTCACTCTCAGCAAACGTAGAGGGTTATCCCGTATCAGACGGTACAGAGAATCTATCATTTCAGGTAATAATGGTCGCGCCAGGTGAATATTCGGGATAACATTCGAGGAACAACATGAGTACAAAAGATTTTCAAGCCGGACAAATAAGATCTTCTAGATGGATTGCATCCGGGAGTGATTCAACGCAGCCGGCGCTTATGATTTATAGCGCATCCGCTGCTTCTGATTATATCGGGGGTGTAGATGCTACGTTATTATCTACAGTCGGAACAGATGTTTTTGTCTTTTTCTCTGGCAGCAAATCAAGTAGGCCCGGTATACCCGGGGGGCAGGCCCATCATAGAAACAATGTGGCTCTTTTCGGAGGAGACGTAGTAGTTTCCGGAACACTTTTTGCTGAGCATACTGTTATAGAAGTCGATGGAAATGTGACTGGCTCGATGATGGTATCTGGATCTTTATTTGTTTCACAATCTGCTGATATCATGGAAGGCTTAAAAGTCAATCTATCTTATGAATCAGGTGATGAAAATACATTTGCTGTGTATAGTGGACGAGGAACAGACCCATCCCTCGAGGTAAGAACCGCTGATAACGGTTCTGTTTATATCAATGGCGGTGGAAATGCTGGTATTGATTTTTTGGTCTCCGGAGACTCTTATCGACATCTTCTCTTTATAGATTCATCCGAGGACGTTATTGTCGTGGGTGGCGAGGCAGTTGTTACCACAGACTGGGGAAGTGATACGACAGTACTTTTGTCAGGAACAATTGGCTCAAAAGACGGCACATCAGGCGGAACTACAGTTGTTGCCGGTGATCTTTATGTTTCAGGTACAACTTATCTCCCGTCTTCTACAATTGATATGCATTGTGTTTCTGCCACATACTCGCCGGCAGGACAACGATGGATTAAAGTTGCATCGGCAACTTCGTCGGATCAGATTTCTTCGGCAACCACATTTCTTATAACTCTTTGCGGAAAACTTGGGCCGGCCGCGGCTTATCAAGCTTATGTAACAGCAATAGCTAAAAGAGGCTCCGGTGCCGATGGACCAGAAAAATGTTTAGTTGATATTATTAATTCTCCGGAGTCATCCTCTGGTTGGACTAAAGATCATTTTGCAATTACTTCAGACGCGTCTGCACCTTATGATTATGAATTATGGGTTTACTCACCTGAACAGTACAATGATTGCTTTGCCGAAAGAATAGGCGGCCCTTCTCTGACGACTTATACAGTTCCCTGGGAACTTTTAGAAAACCAATCATGGCAGACTAATCCTGTTAGTTTGGGAGCAACTGTATTTGCAGAATACACAGATAGAACATTCGAAGATGTAATTGCGTATCGAATGTTGGTAATGTCCGGGGCTAGCCCGACGAACCTAACTGAAGGCTCGGGTGGGCATGCTTTATTTGAAGTTAGAGGTGATGGATCAACTTCACAAGTACTTATTCTTTCCGGGGCAGGCTCAGCTCAATCAGACCATCAATCTTCATATGCAGACTTAGCATTCTTTGTATCTGGTGCAATAGGATCTCGTGGAACTACTCAAAAAGGCACATCGGTATTCGGCGGAGACACTGTTGTAAGTGGAGCATCACACCACATAGGGCAAGGTGTATATGTCTCTGGTAACGGGTCAACGTCCGGACAAATACGTTTATATAATAATACATCCTTTCCCACAATACAAATTTCAGGATCAACTAGCCAGCTTCCACGATTAGCATACAGAGTCGGAGGAGGTACTTCTCCGGAGGCGTCATCTCAAGTATGGCAAATGTATATGTCAAACTCCAACGGGGGCATGCTCTTTACGTCCTTGAATGATGGAGGTAGCAGTCAGTATGTTCTTGTTGATAGAGATAGAGTGTCTAGCCCATCCAGATACAAGAGTATTCTACACTATTCAGCATCAACTGTCTCAGAAGGACAAAGTTCATTACTATTACTTTCGTCATCAACAGCATCCGGCGGAGATTCTCCTAATCCTTTAAAATTTACTGACACTAACTTTTGGGTATCCGGGACTGTAGGTTCAAAAAATTCAACAACACACAAGGGGACTGCAGTCTTTGGTGGTGATGTTGTTACGTCCGGAACACTTTATGGTGCTCAAGGCACAGGCGTACTAGGTACAGTGGGAGGTGGATCGATACCCACACTTTACATGTTGTCTGATGATGGTGGTATTGGGATTCGATCTAATGCTAATTTAGAAAGATCAGTCTTTCTCTTAGCCGATGGCGGGACAGACAGTCAAGTTTATATCAAAAATGAAACAGGCACTGGCACCGGTCACGCCGGCGGGAATGAATCCGGTGGTGGATCAATTCGAATGCACTCAGTTGCCGGCGGTATTGAGATGGACGCTGCCGGAGAAATTGGAATGACAGCCGGAGCGGCGTTCTATGTTTCTGCAGGTGCTTCCTCACAAATTACTACTGACGCAGGTACTCTAACTCTAGAGGGTCAAACAGGAGTAATCATTCAGGAGGCTGGAACAGCTGTTATTACTATTAGTGACGCCAAAGATGTCACTGTACAAACATCTGATGATGGTTCTTATGGATCTGCTGATTTTAGAGTCAACGGTTACACACAGCTAGAGGGCGGTATTGGTACCGGTGGTGGACATGTTGTTATTAATGAACCCGGAGGCGCATACGATTTTAGAGTAGAAAGTGATACTCACCCTCACATGCTCTTTGTAGATGCATCCGAAAATGCGATCTTAATCGGTGACAAAGCGTCCTTTGACAGCAACACGCCAAGAGATTTAGTCCATATAAGACAGGGAGACTATGAAAAATCTGCCGCCCTGAGAATAGAGCATTTGATGGATAATGGTGAGACGTTCACCAACTCTGGCAGTATTATATTCTCTAGTCTTAATTCCACCGACGGCACCACCAGAACAAACTTGGCTGAGGTTGGTGTAGAGCCGCTGGGAAATCTTGTGCTTAGTGCTTCCAAGCAAGACACAGACATTATTTTCAGGGTAAATGAAGGCGGTACAACAAAAGAATTGCTCAGATTGTCTGGTTCGACAGTTTTAATTCTATCTGGTGGCGCAACTACTTCAGTTGATGAATCGGCCGGGCTTGATGTTGCATTTTATGTTTCAGGTTCAACAGGAAACAAAGACTCAGCAACTCATCGAGGAACATCGATCTTTGGCGGAGATGTTGTGATCTCTGGCACACTTTACGATGGCGCTGGGGCTCTTGTCGGTGGCGGTGGGTGGTCAGATGATGGAACTGTTGTTCGACTAACAACTTCTACAGACAATGTCGGAATCGGTACAGACTTTACATCTCCGGCTATTGTTAAGGCCAAACGTCCTAATTTCCAGGTTAACGGCTCTACAATCTTGGGCAGTGATGAATATGGAGCGGCCTATGCTCCGTCAGTCTATGGTAGTGGTTCTCTGAATGTAAGATGGCTTCCGGAAGATGAGAGTAAAGGCCGCGGCACTAGACTATTTGTAGAAAGAGGAGGCGCTGCATCCTCCGGGTCTCTCATCTTTAAGCAGGCAAGTACATGGGCATCGGTGAATGGTGCCGGTCTTATTCAGGAACATGTGGTAGGCCCAACAGGCGATGACTTTGTCATTTTTAATAGCGGCACATCAGGTATAGTATTTATAAAACCGGGGACGGCCGGCGGCGAGTCTTCCGAGACATTTCGAACTCTTGCAGCTGAAGCCGGCACAGTCTTTAATGAAAACGCCCAGAATTATGACTTTAGAGTTGAAACATCAGATAGAACTCACGCCCTATATGCTGATGCTTCTACAAATCAAGTCTTTATTTTGTCCGGAAGTGGCGGAGCTGGAGCTGAAGTTAATGAAGCTGCCTACACAGACTTGGCATTCTTTGTTTCCGGAACAGTCGGCTCTAGAGGAACTTCTACAAAAGGAACTGCTGTTTTCGGAGGAGATGTCTTTATCTCAGGAACATTGGCTACAGCAGGCGGAGTCATTGGCGGCGGTGGCGGCGGCGATGCTGTTGGTTGGTTTACAGGATCAGGAGGGCCTCCGGGTGAAGGCGAAGGTGCAGGGTGGATATCAACGACTGGGTCTTTATCAGTTTCCGGAAGCAGTCTGAATGTTTCTCAGTATATTAGACATATTGGAAATACAACTACTTCTATACAGTTTTCGGATGATGAAATAAGATTCAATGGTGCCAATTCTGACGGTACTACGAACCAGCTACTTCAATTAAATAGTACACCCTCAGCTGGACAACCGGCCATTATGTTTAATGGCAATGCTGATGATTTTGATTTTGGTGTCTTGGGAAGAACTACTGGAAAATTCAGCTTATTGATATCAGGTACAGCAGGAAGCTCTAAATACCCGAACGCCATGGCAAACGATACCAACGTTTGGATCAGTGGATCACAAGTACTTATACTTTCAGGTGGATCAGGTCAGTCTGTAGATGAATCAGTAGGTAATGATGTTACGTTCTATGTGTCTGGTTCTAGAAATAAGATGGGTAGTTATGGAACTTCAGTCTTTGGTGGTGATCTCTTTACCAGCGGAGTTTTATACGCGTATGGGTCTGATTCTGGACTCCCAGCAGCAGCAATAGGAAATGTCGAAGGCGCGCCCGGATTAGGAAATGATGCTCATATATGGATATCAGGATCCGCAGGATCTAGAGGAACTTCAACTAGAGGCACAGCGATCTTTGGTGGAGACGTATTCATTAGTGGTGGCGTTGTTATAGGAAAACCACCAAGTGCAGCAGATGATGGCTCTTTACAAGATTTTATTGTTAACTCGAAAGATTCTCAAGGAATCATTTATGTCAATGGTGCACAAAACTATATTCAGTTCCAGACAAACGATAGCTCAGGCCCATTATTTCCCGGGCAGGACACATTCTTTCATGTATCAGGAACTGTTGGCGGAAAATCATCAGGCAGTGGTGTCGCTGTCTTTGATGGAGACGTTGTTATCTCAGGAACCCTCCATGGAGGCTCTCCGCTCAAGATAGGCACAGATGCTCACTTGGTAGCAGCAAATGGAGCTACTCAATATCTATACTTTGGTGCATCAGCAGCTGGTACAGGATATGGCCTACGATCCAACGCAGGTACCCTTCAGTTTAAAAACAATGGAGGGGCATGGGCCGACCTAGATTCCGGCGGGGGCGGAAGTCTATCTGTACAGTCTGGAAGTACTAGCGTTGGCAGTGTTACTACCCTGAATCTGGATATGCTGGGTTCTGTTATGTCTTTGGGTGGAGGGGCAGTCGCTCTCACTGGTACAATCGGCGCTGCAGAAGACGGCGCATATAGCGACGGATTATTTACTTCGTTTTCTACCTCAACACCAATTGGAACTGCAATTGATAAAATTAACGAAGTTCTCAAATATTTGTCTCCATCTCCGTCACCTGACCTGGATGATGTAAACTCTTTAAAGACAGGAGTTACAACCCTTCTGGCATTTGGATCTTCAAATACTGTTACGAATTACACTAGTGTCGCGGACTCCGCGGGTGTGGGTGCAGCTGTGGATGTTGCTGGGTCTTATGCAGTACTCACATCAAGTAACAACATTCGATTGGCAACATTTAACGGATCTACACATATAACCGGTGTGTTAAATGCAGATATAACAGCTGACACTTATTCAAATGAAATAATAAATTACTCGGGAAGTACATTTGGTGATGCAGAAACAGGTACACTTACACTATCTGTTAACGGATCAACAATTAAAACAGTCAATCTGACTGATGCTGCTGTTGGAGCTGGTGCACCCGGCGCGGGAACAGGAAATCAACTATCTAATAATGGTACCGGATTCTTTGCACTGTCTCAAACAGGCAGCGCGTATCAATCCAATGGTCAGGCATTTGGATTATTTCAAAATAGAACTGGAAAATTTGCAGTCGCTCCAATTGATCAGAGAAATGGATGGAACTATGCTCGAGTAACTCATACAGTCGGATCTAAGACAAATACAACAAACTATATTGAGTGGGTAAATGACGCCTCAGGCAGTGCTCTCCAGGTTCATGATGCACGATTCGATAGTGGTTCAACAGCAGCTATCAACCTAACGGGATCAGTATCGTTATCGGGTGTCAAGTATGCAGTTTCTGCTGGAGGCACATACAAAGCAACAATTAATAATTTCTATGATCATGTCTATGCCCTAAACCCAATTGTATTCGGCAATACTAACTGTACAATTGCAACTCAAACTGTTCCGGATGTCGCCGGTTCAGGCGCAGATACAAAAATAATTGCTCTAACTGGCTCCTTTGAAACATCAGAAACTGAGATGTTGGGAAGTACTATTGGATCAAATATTAGTTTATCCCATCCACTCAAGACAGCTATTTCAACTAGCGGATCTATTACCTCACCGAGATTCTTAATATTCAGTGCTAGCAATGCATCAACTGCGCTGGCTGAAACGTTCGATCGGGAAATTTATCGTCTTATAAGTGGAACGTATCCTAATCAGTCTACTACAGGTTCTTCTGCATGGGATTCGACCATCCATATGTCTGCATCGAATGTCGGCTATGTAGACGGTTTATCCTTCTACAATAATAGACTTTATTCTCCGCTCAATACATTAAACGGAGGAAACTTTTTAAGCACTGTTAACGGTGGGTCTTACTTTGGACTAGGATGTTCCTACGATAATAATCCAAATTATAGTACACTTCCGGATGGAACTAGGACATTTTTTAGAGCATTTGTTAACTCTACAGGAAATCCAGTTAGAGACTTTGATATCACAATCACCGGCGGTTCGTCAACTATTGTACCTCTATCTACTGCCCTTAATTCCGGAAGAGTGAGAGTTCATGCAAAAATTCCTGGGTCGACCGGTTTTCTGGACTTAGGAAGTTCATTTACATTCATGACTGCTTCTGAATATTCTGGAGGAAGAATTGGAAGTCTAGATGCTTCGATTGATGGTGGTGGGGCAGTAAACCACTTCTCATTTGGAATAATGGCTGTACCCAACAATGGACACGTAATCGTCAAGATTGAGGCTGACGATGATTGGACAGGTTATCTCGAGGGAATGACAGTTAACTTCCCTGCTGTAGGAATTACAGCTGTTGCTGAAGCGCCGAACGTAAGAGACGTTAGTTGTAATGATACCGGTGTGGACGCCAACTTAAGCTTTGGTTCATCTCATAGCGTTGGAAGCTATACTAACGTAGGAACAACAGCAGGTCTATCTGCGGTTGATTGCAATGGTCTATATCAAGTATCTTCTAATTCCGGTAATCTAAGAAGAGGTATTTTTGCCGGTGGGACTGTGATTGATGGAATTGTTAATGATGCCACAACTGCTGATGGAAATGCTTTTCCGGCCAATGCATTTGGTAGCGCTATTACAGGTACACTTTCTCTTGAAGTTAATGGTAGTACTCTAGCTTCTAGAGATTTATACGATTTTACACTAGGAACCGGTGGGAATACAACAATCGTTAATGGAAACGGTTCCGGGTTTACTTCTGTAAGTGAAGCCACTACAGGACAGGATGGGAGTAGCCTCCCAGACTATCGTAGGTGGTATAGAACAGCAAATTGGACAGTTGCAACATCAGATCAACGTCAGGGATGGAACTACGCTAAAGTAATTCATTCAATTACAGGAACCAACTACACATCAAATTATGTTGAATGGGTTAATGATGATGATTCTAACTCTATGGGTGTTGACAGTCCGGTTTTCGAAACTTACTTCGGCGATAACTTATACTACTATCAAAGTGGTGTAAAGTACTTCATAGATCCTACTGGATCATTTGAGTATCGAGTTACCCATGGATATTCTAATATCTTCTCTGATAGCTCTAGTGCGCTTTCTTTAACTAGCTTATCTAACTTAACGACTACGAGAATGGAAGCTTCAGGATCTGGAATTACAGATACTGGAGCTAATGCTACTTCTATGGCAATGCCTGATCTCTTAACAGCAGTATCAGACTCTCAAACTCTTCCTCTTTTTGTATCAGGAAACGTAACATTTGGACGATCTGAGTCGCTCCCAGGCACATGGGGTAGCACAGGATACTCTGCGACAGCCAGAGGGACTGCTGTTCATCCAATAAATGGTACAGTTAATTCTAGTACAGTTACAAAAACTAATTTCTTAGTTTTCAGCGCATCACTTACAGACGGCGTTCATACTTCCAATATAAATACAGCAGAAGTTTTTGGACGAGAAGATTTCCGTCTTATAAGCGGAACTTATCCTAACCAATCGACTACTGGATCTTCCGGATGGGTATCAACTAAATCACTAGAAGCTGGCGGCGCGGGATATAATACTGGACTCTTAATTTATAATAGTCGTGTTTGTTCTCCTAGCGGAAGTAATCTCCCTAATCATGGAAACTTTAAGGATACTGCAGACGGTGGTACTCTTACATCTGCTGCTAGTAATGTTGATTATACAACACTTACAAATTCCACGAGAGACTACTATAGAGCGTTCAAGAATAATACATCCAGTGATCAAGCTAATGTCTCTATAACACTTTATGGTGATGCAACATTTGTTCCTAGAACCGGTGCCGGGGCAGATACGTTAGGCGCAAATAAAAATTTCCACGTCGACGTAAAAATACCTGGAAAGACTGGGTGGATGGACGCAGCAAAAGCAGCCTCTGGCGGAATATCAGATGGCGATGGCTCTCTTGCAGGAGATAGAGATGGAAATGTTGACGGAAGTGGGGCAACAAATACTGCTGACTTCCAAACTCAGTTTATTGCAGGTACAGCTTCAGGTGGCGGACCCGAGCATTTTATGTTAAGGATCGTTGCTGATAAGCAATGGACAGGTTATGTCAGTAAAATAGTTGTGTCATACTAGACTTAGATGATCTATTCATCGAATTATTCGAGATCAATAGATTACTTAGTATACGAATATTAATGTGTTAAAGTACAGGTAAGTTTAGCTAAATGGCGGGTAAGACAAATCTCACAGCAACTCTATTTGCTCAGAAGAAACTTCTGGCAAAAACTAGTACGGGTGTGCACAGAGCAGATAACCAAGAGCCATTACCCTCATCTGTTCAAGTAGGTGCATCGACTATCTTTTCACAAGATATTCCTACATCACCTTCAAATACACTTTTTACAGTTCAAAGCGCTAGTAATGGTTCTCCAGCGACAGTAGAGTATGTCGAATTTGCTTTAGTAGAAGTCACAGGGTCAACTTACGATGCAAATGCTTTTGATCCGGATGCAGTGGCGCAGGGATCAGGGCCTCACACATATAGATTAGCATTAACAGGATCATATCAATCAGATTCCAATAATTCTAGAAGAGGATCTTGGCCCTATGTTGATGATCAAATACTTCACTGGTCTTTGGGAGGACTACAACTAGTACCCCCTACATTTTCCAATGATATTCCAAATCCTTATACACTTACAATCTATAGTGGGTCTAGAGACGTTGATGATCAAATTCCTCTTCTAGATGAATTAGATTGGCAGATAGATTATTATAGTGGGATCTTGTTTTTACAGGATTACGATCCTAGCAAGATTCCCACTAGAGCTAAAGGGTTTATTTACGTCGGAGATATGCTTTCTGCTAGCTTAGGAACAGTTGGCGGTGGTGGTGCAGGTGTTGGATGGATAGCTCCCTCTAACGGCACTATTACAACAACAGGCTCATTGTTAATCGGGACCAATACATCAACTCCTGGAAATGCTGAAATTAGTTTCGGAGCTGCAGGATCTGCTGTCTTTAACGAAAAAGGTAGAGATGCAGATTTTAGAGTAGAAGCTGTTGGCAAACCAAATGCAATAAAAGTTGATGCTAGCACCAAACAGGTTTTAATCCTGTCAGGTGGATCAGCTGATTCTTACAATGAAGCATCGGGAACTGACGTTGGTTTTTATGTATCCGGATCTACTGGAACGAGGGGGAGTTCTGGGAGATCGATATCTCTATTTGGTGGGGATATGCATATCTCTGGAAATCTTACTGTTGGAGGATCTTCTCCTGGTGGGGGTGGCGGAGGTATCGGTGTAGGTTGGATAGGAAGGAGTCCAGGTCAGATTGACACCACAGGATCTCTGGGGGTATCTGGAAGTCTTTATGTGAGTGAATACATACGACATATAGGGGATGACAATACCTATCTCAGATTTCAATCTGATGATATAAATTTTCAGGTAGGAGGAAAATCCTTTCTTAAGCTAAGAGAAGAAGCTTCCCTCGATCAAGTTTTAATACTTTCGGGTGGGTCTTCTTTTAGTGTCGATCCCAAAGACTTCACTGATACAGCTTTGTTTGTATCAGGAGCAATTGATTCTAGGGGGACAGATACACCTGGTGCTGCTGTTTTTGGTGGAGATGTAGTCGTCTCAGGTACGATAAGCATTAATAGAGCACAAGCTGGGGTTGGCAGCTCTGTAACGATTACATCAGACGGTAAGGTTGGCATTGGTTCTGACACCCCGTCATATAAACTTTCTGTTGGCGGAAATATGGATGTGGGTGAATACATCTATCACAAAAATGATGCCAACACTTACTTACGTTTTCAAGAAGATCAATTACACATCCGCGCAGGTGGAGACAGCATGATTAAGATGAAGGAAGACTCATCTAATCAAGTCTTGATACTCTCCGGAGGAAGTGGAGATAGCCCGGACCCAGACAGTTTTGCAGATACAAACTTTTTTGTATCTGGGTCGATTGGATCGATTGGAACTTCAACAGCTGGAACTTCAGTATTCGGAGGAGATGTATTTGTCTCCGGATCATCTAACTTTAGTCTAGGGATGAGTGGTTCACTCACCCAACTAGTTGACGGATCTTCTTATCTCATTGCTGGGTCTAATATTACAATTGCATCTTCATCTAATGGATCAATAACTATTGGTGCTAGCAGCGGAGGAAGTGTTAGCTTCTCCGGTGGTGTAGGAAGTAATAACCAGATGATCACCGCTGATGGTTCTGGGGACATTGTAGCTGAATCTAATATCACCTTTAATGGAAACCAATTAGATGTCACAGGAAGCATTCTGCCAGGCTCTGACAAGGTTTATGATCTGGGTTCGGAGAATGCTCGTTGGGCGAATATTTATACAGGTGACCTTCACTTAAAAAATGAAAGGGGGCACTGGCAAATTGTTGAGGAGAGAGATCATCTTACAGTCATTAATAGACATACCGGCGTGAGATACAAAATGGTCTTAGCTCCGTATGAGGAGTCTAACTAATTACTAATTATGGATAAAACTTATACTACAAACGATATTTCAATAGCAGCATGGCTGTTAATGAAAGGTCTTACTTTATCCATCGCGGAGAAGAAGAACGGAAAGTTTGTATTTACGTTTTTAGATCCTGTGAATGAAGCCCGTAAGTTTGTCTTAGACTTCGCTGGAACCCCGTTCGCTGTATATGATGGTTACCTTAGGACTTTAAGATCTTTAATACGAAAATAGATCCAAAAAATCTTAATAAGCCTCATATTTAAAAGGGTCTGTTTCCGTCAACATCTCCGGATGTATACCTGTTTATAGTTAATTCAGAATTCAAGTTACATTTGTAATCAGTGAAAAGAATTAAACTTAGAAGCTAATAGCTTGCTTCTCGTTTGTTGTTTTAATTTGTTTTGTTTCATTAGTTTTGCTAATAACGGGACGCGTTGTCCTGTGTTAGAAAAAGAAATTAAACCAAAAATTTTCAAAGGAGAAATAAAATGGGTTTAAATATTAATCATATGTCGGCATCTAGTGGTGGCCTTCTCTTTGATGGCGCTGGGCGTCAGGCTATTGGCGTTTCAGGATCAGCTATATTTAGCCCGGGCGCTCATGTTGCTGCTTCGACAATGACGGGGTACGCTCCCGATGCTGCCTATATCTTTAGTGGTACAGTAGGCGGTACTAATAAAACTGTGTTCTTTGGAGACGTTGTTGTCTCTGGTTCACTTACCAAGTCTGGTGGCGGGGCTTCAGTTGACACTGATGGCACCGGTGCTAGCACAAGATTGGCATTCTGGAACGACTCAGATACAATTGCAGGAAGTGCAAACTTAGTATTTGACGGTACAGACGCTACAATTGGATCAGCTGGTAAACTCGAGTTTCGTGATACCACTACATACCTTAACAGCCCAATGGCGGGCGCTTTGGCGGTGTCCACCAACTATTTGATGATGAAGCCGGCATTATATTCTGAGCTAGCAGTATCAGGTTCTGGTTTCACCATCTCCGGATCAAATGGATCCATAATTGCGGGAGGCCTCGAGGGCGATGGGAAAGGGTATCTAACAGTAACAGGTAGTTCGGGAGTCTCTATTGGTGGCGCAATAACATTCTCAGGGGGTACTGCAGATATTACACATGATCTAAATGGTGGTACAATTGATATTGATACTGCTACTATGTTCATGGTGGATTCTGCCGGAGGTGTTTCAATAGACGCAGCCGACACTTCCAATATAAGCACCAGCGGTGGAGAAATGAATGTTTCTGGTTCTGACGGGGTTAACCTTGCCGGGGCGGTTACATTTTCTGGTAGCTCTGCAGATATTACACATGATCTAAATGGTGGCGCGTTTGATATTGATGCTGTCTCTGCAGTTACTGTTGATGTTTCTGCTGGGGGTGTTTCTTTAGACGGCACAGACGATTCTAACTTCACAGTTACAGCTGCTGCCAAAGACTTAGTTCTTGCAGTTGCTGGTGGTGGAGCTCAGAAGTTACAGCTTGATTCTGCTGGTACTGGAACAGATGCAATTGATATTTCGGCCACAGCCGGTGGTGTCGATATTGATGCTAGTGGTGCTCTTAATCTAGATGGTGGATCTATTAACATCGGTATTGCTGCTGACGTTGCTATTGATGTTGACTCATCAACATTCGATCTAGATGCTTCTGGTGCAGTCACAATTGATACTTCTGCCGGCGGTGTCTCTATTGATGCAGCTGCAGGCGCAGTCAATGTTACTGCTGCAGCCTCTTCATTGACTCTCGCTGGACAGACTCTCAATGTTGATGCAACTTCTGGTGCAGCCGATATTGATGCAACGACTTCGGTGACAGTCGGTGGAACCAATGCTACATTCGTAAGCTTGGGACGTTCCGGTAGGTCCGTTAGAGTTGTAGGTAACCTCGAGGTTCAAGGAACTACTACGACAGTAAGTTCTTCACACATGGTTGTAAAAGACTCCTTGATTGGTCTCGGCTACTCAGGATCAAACACAACCACATCAGGTGGAGACAGAGGTCTATTATTCGGTAGAGCAGCTCAGCAGTGGGATGCAAATCCAACGCTATGGTATAATGGCACAGGTTTCAACCTAGCAACAACAATAACAGATCCAACTTCTGGTTCCGTTGGTAGTGTTGGCTCTTACTTGCCTTTGGTAGCTGGAGCAGTAACTTTGTTCGGAGACTTAAAGCCGGCAGCCGATGACACCTATGATCTAGGATCGACAGTCCTGGCATGGCAGGATGCATATCTTGAAGGAAATCTGTATTTTACAGATGCCGGCGGAGTTAGCTGTACGGGTGAATTTTCAGTCACCGGTTCGAGTAACATTGTTTTGTCTGCTTCTGCAGATATTACTTTAGATGCAAATGATGGCGTCATTGATTTCAAAGATGGTGGTACATTATTCTTAGAGCTGGATGGAGCTACCACAGCTGGAGATTGTATTTTCTCTGATGCAGGTGAGACTGAGATCTTTAGAATCGATGGTTCAGAAGATTCACTCAGGATGGCATCTAGTAAAAAAATCCAGCTCGGTGCAGTCGAAGAGTATATCTACGGTGATGGAACTGATATTCACTTTGGTGTTGGATCTAGTGGTAATATTAATATTCCTGCTAGCATTGGTCTTACATTCGGTGATGACGGTGAGAAAATCTACGGTGATGGAACTGATTTAGCTGTTTCATCCAGTAATGACTTATTGTTTGATGCTGGTGGCGAAATTATTCTTGATGCTGACGGTGGTGTGTGGGACTTCAAAAACGGTGGAACTGATATTTTCTCTATAGAAGATAGCTCGAGCGATGTAGTTCTGCAACCTCAGGTTGCTAACAAAGATATCATCTTCCAGGAAGATGGTGGAAATGAGATTTGTAGAATGGATTCTTCAGGTGAATCATTATTGATGGCATCTACCAAGAAGATTGAGTTTTCTGATACAAATGCTTACATCCATCATGATGGCACAGATCTTAAGTTAGCTGATGATGCTGATATTAACCTTGTTGCAGGGGCTGACGTATTGTTGGACGCTGCAGCCGATATAATATTAGATGCAGCTGGCGGCGATGTGGCCTTTAAAGTGGCAGGGGTTTCTAATGTAGAAGTCAAAATGGACGGAACTGGTGTTGTTGACATTGAGACAAAGGTTTCTAATGAATCCCTACGTTTAAGAGTTAATGATGGAGGATCAGGAAGGACTCTTCTTGAGCTTGAACCTGACTCATCTGTCGGCAGTAATGCTGACATCGTTATTGGTCACACAGGAATGGCAGCAGGTGAAATTGCTCTTATTCCTAAGGTAGACAATGTTGTAGACTTGGGTGGTGCTTCCAACCGATTCCGAAACATCTATACAGGCGACCTTAACTTACAGAATGATCGTGGAAACTGGACCCTCATAGAGGAATCTGGCTTTATTTCATTCCGTAATAATGATACAGGCAAGCGTTACAAAATGCTCATGGAAGAAATTACTGGTGACGGTAATTACGGACCGGGCAATGACGGTATTCTATAAACTTGAAAGAAATTATCTGTTTTAGGACAGGTTAAATCTTTGGGGGTGGGACTTTTGGTCCCACCCCTTTTTTTTATTCATATTTAGATAAAGAAAAAGGAGATAAGCAATGGCTCTTACAGGTGATTTATCCGGATCGTACGGAAAAAGTAGCATTATTGGAATTACTGGGTCTTTAGATCTAACTTATGATGGAGAAGGCACAGAAGACGGCTGGATTCAGCTAAGAGAAATGACCGGTAACCCGGGTAACCCGAGTTCTAATCAAGGAAAATTGTTTATAAAGGACAATGGATCTGGTACC